TGCCAATGTTCCTTTAGTTTCAGGTCTGAATTTTGACGTCTCCAATTGGGGAGGTGAGCTATAACCAAAAAGAGTTGCAATTTGACCAACAGTGGTTGCACCCATGCGTGTTGCAGTTGCATAAGGTCCAATGCATGGTATTTTCTCCGCATAGCCTGCCATTCTAGCAATCGCACCAGCAATACGAGATACAGGTTTAACCTGATACTCATCTGCTTGTGGAACCAACCCAGATGGATTGGTTTGCGTTGGAATGGCAAGTTTTACGTCTTCTGCCCAAGCGAAAACAGCTATATTAATGGTAGAAGTACCACCATTTGCTGTTTTAAGCGGGTTAAGTTGCAACATGTCAATTTCTCCCATCCCTTCAATGTCTACTCCCGAAGGAATCAACAATGCTGGTTTGTAATGAAAGAAAGGTAAACACATTTCTGCCCCTTGACCCTCCATAGGGTCCAAGAAAACATGCGGTCTCTGCGTTGCAGCCACAGCATCTACAGTCAACAAAGTTCTTGTGACAGTGATGTCGTCAAGTGTGTGCAAAGGATTATATGAAACCAACATTCTACCATAATGAAATGGTGTCCCGTTGATCACAAACTTCACACATAATTTACTACGCAACAGATTGAAATTCGCAATTCTATTAGCTACTCTTTTGTTTCTGTAAAACAGCGTCCAAGGGTTAAATCGTGCCCCCAAGGTTACTGAAGTTGACCATTCATATTCGGCAATCTTTATCGGACGCCTGAAAAAATCTGCATGATCGACATCTGTTTCCAGAATCTGCTCAAAAGAATCCATCACTGTTCCTCCCACATGTTCATGGTTGTCTACAGTAGTAGATTCAAAATCAACATTTTCTACTTCTTCTGATTGTGGTCTGAAAGCTCCATCCATTGCACGTACTCCTATAAGAAGAACCATTAAAGTTGAAAGAATATTGATCGTCCTATCCAGGACTGACGGTTTTGAGTTGTCCGCTACAACACTTTTGTTTTCATTCAAAATTTCATTAAAAGTAGTGATGCTCTTTATTTTTCCACGCAGTGCTTGCATCAGGCACTACGTCAGAGCTCAATGTTTTGGTTGATTAAACCATCAGTAAATACTGATAACATCTTAAACGTACACATTCCTCCAGAAAAAGCTGCCTTGAGTTGCAGTCGCTTCTGCGGTAAATCAGTGGACGAGTTCCCATTTTAACGAAACGGCGCAAGAGAGACGCCCAGTGTTTATCGTCACCGCTGACTGGTTCATGAAAAGGTCACAAACCGAACCTGGATGTTTAACGTCATCCCTGACGGGATGCTATTTAGCATCCATATTTTTGAATCCAGTGTTCTACACGGGATTCGAATGGAAGCAGAATATCACCAGCCGGCAAGTCAACTCGCCTGCATACCTCTTCCATCTGTTTGAGCCGTAGCTCGTAAACCTCTCTTCCATGTGCAAACCATTCATGCATAGCCCCCTGTAGAACTGATCGCTGCAATTCAGCAGTCGAACAGTTCTTGGACTTTACATTGCTGTGCAACGATTTGAAGATCGAATTTTCATCAAGTTTTCCAATAGTCTGGTCAATTTCAGGAATATAGTTTGACTTTCTTTTTAGAAAGTCAACATCTTCCTTGTCCAAAAACTCAGAACTTGAGTCATCTTTACATGGTAACGTGACTTTCATCTTATGTTTAGCAAGAAAATCTTTGAAATATTCAAAATTGAAATCTCTGTATTCTTGCACTACACTTCCGATAAAATCATCACCATATGTCAATGCACTCACACACTTGCGAAAATCTCCGACCTTCACATCTTGAAAAAGTTGGAAAAATGCAATTCGCACGTACAAGCTTCCAGCTGTACCATTGATATCCACTGTCAGATTATTTCCTGATGTATTCATGTTGAAAGCCATGAACAAGACTCCGTTCCAATCAATTAAAGGATGAGTCAAGTCCAAAACCATCATTTCCATCATTTCAATGTCTTCTGACGTGTAACCTGGTACGCTTTTAGCTAATTCGATGAACAAATACATCACAGCCCGCGTGATCTGAGAATTCATTCTCACATCATATTTACTGTAATCCCATGCAATCATTTTTCCATCTGTAGCATATTTTTCAGCATGTTGCATCAAAATTTGCCACTCAGGACCCATCGCATTTACTCCTACAGCAGATTCAGTCAAAGTAGGGTTGTGGTGCATAAAACGCAATATTGGCAGAAAATAAATTCTCAACCAAATTCCGAATGCTACACTACCACCCTGAAATACTCGAACTTTTTCTGAATCTACAGGAGTTGGTTCATCTTTAAGCGTTGCTGCTGTTACAGGATAGGCACGAACACCTTCCTTCCAGCATTGCTTTTGTCTTTCCATTTCTAGAATGACAGAGGGGTGCGGTTTTCGCGTCACCAACACCCCATTATCGCGAATTTCATCAAACCACTTGTGTTTAGCTTGGAAGATAGGAAACCCCATGCTAGTATTCATAGGTATGGCATCAATAAAACGTTTTCCGTCTATGCCAAGAATACTTTCTTCCAAGGTCAAAGGTCGCACTTCTTCCTCCTTAATCCATTTTTGCAAAGCTTCTTTGACGGGTCCAACCCAGTCTTTCATAGCTTTTGTAACCAAATCAGGATCAAAAGGATCTGCAGGATTCACAACATGTTCCAAAGTTTTATTGTACGCTGCCCAATTAGGTGCCATTCTAGGTGGACCCCATTTGTTCTGTACACCTGTTACTTCAGCTACGTGTGGTGAAAGTTCACTTTCCACGACTCTGCTCTTTTGCGTTGATCTCAATGACGTCGCACCCAATATATTTACACATGTGTCTGCATCAGCTGTAGCCAACTTACACATAGGGTGTACATCCTTCGATACCAACAGTGGTTTTCCGTATTGTGATTCAGGTATGTCACCTGCTTTTGCTGACAAAATGACTCCATAATGGTTCTCTAAATCAAAACATGACTTTCTAAAATCGTCATATGTAACTGTTTGAGAAACACCATAATTGTCACGTTCCCTTCCTGCTATATGGAAACCCAATATGACAGGAGAAGTCTGATCAGCAATCACAACGCCCATGCAAGCTCCTACTTTGGCAAGTTATGTATTATATGAAAAACCTGCATAAGTGAACCCACAATGAGACAATCGACCACTCTTGGCCAACACTGATGTAGTGTTCAAAGTCAAAGAAATATCACGCACCACCATTTTTGCAGCACAAGTACCACTGGGTATGTTCTTAGGAAGAACATGTGAAACATCTTTGAAATCTGGAGCGTTCGGAACATAAGCTGCCACCATATCAAGATTTCCCACACTCACACATTGGTTAAAAGAAACGCGTAACCTGAATTTTGATCCAGGAGAATTGTTCTTTTGAACGTCAAGTGTAAGTACACGGGAAGGCTTCTTGGTGAAATCAGAACTTGGATAGAAAACATGTTTCGGAATCCATATTACTGAAGTTCGCGGAAAAAACGCATTACATCTTGTTTTTGTTCCATCTTCTCTCTCGATATCCATCCAACACAGATTTCGAGAAAT